TCTTTGGCGTTTCCCCCAACGATCCCCATCGTACTGCTCGGCTAACCACTTTAAGTTATCACTCGCTGCTCTGCCACTATTAGCATCGATCTCACCACGCAACACTTGCCAGGTGACCTCTTCAATCTCTTCTACTTTTCCGTAGGCTTTAGCCCTCAACGCCAGTTTCCAACGGTCTTCTAACGCTTCAGACCTATGTATCTGTCTAAGCGTTTCGCCATAAGGCACACCCGTCACGGCAGAATATTCACGCAGCGACAGCCCTCGGTCAACCATCCCCTCAAACAAATTATTCCAAAACTCAGGTTTTCTGAAAACCGCAGCCTTCTTCTCAGAACTAAGTATTCTCTTCCGCCTACCTTCATTCTTCATCGCGCCACCTCAAATCAACACCACTCAACACAAACTAACACCACTCAACACAAACTAACACCACTCAACACAGATCAACACATCAACGCTCCCAAGGCTCTTTCATCACACCCACATCAACAGCATCAATAAACGCCATATACGCCGCTACAGCGCTCCTAGCCCTAATTAACAGCTTTTCCTCATCGGCCACAAACTGTGCCACTTCATAAAACTGACGATTAGCCGCAGCAACTCGTTTAACTAAATCGTGAATAGCGTCATTCATCCTTAATATCCTTATCGTTGGTGAACTATCTCAACCCCATCATCAACACGATAATCACGATCACATTGATAACAGCGGTAAATCTTCATACTGTACAACCTTATCATTGGCGTTCCACAAAAGCAGACATTATCCTTTCGCCGCTTTTCTTCCACTGGTTTAACCCATTTATTTAGCCATTCTCTCATTTGCGTTTCCCCATACCATAGTCATCGGGCAGTTCCAGCTTCTTCAATCTACTCAAATACCACTCGGCTTTTTCGATGTCCTGGAGTGGGTTTCCTTTATGCTCATATCGCCATAAATACTTAAACACCTGACCCTTCAAAAAGCCCTTAAACTGGACCGCACTCATCGACGCTTCAATAGCCACAATACACTCAATTTTCGAGTGAGTATAATGCGTTGGTCGGTTCACTAAATCCTCTGTTTTCTCCATAGCCACCACATCACTCATCCCAATCAACCTCGTCAAATAATCCTGTTATCACCAAAACCCCAAGACCAATCGTTATAAAAACTGGCGCTAAAAGTATCCCTATCAACCATCCCACCAAACTCAACAGCACCACCTCCAATGTCTTTGTCCCCATAAAAATGTCTTTGTCCCCATAAATCGATGTCTCTGTCCCCATAGATTTACCACCAAAATAACCAATGTCTTTGTCCCCATAAATCGTCTCTGTCCCTGTGGATAACTTTTAAGAATTCAGCTATAGCTGAAAAGTGTAATTTTAAAGGTGTAAATTCCTCTATGGGGGGGTAGTGGGGACAACGGGGATATAGACGGTACAGAGGGGTGGTAGTTAACGTCTTTGTCCCCATTATCCCCATATATGGCAAATGGTACATTTTTGGTGGTAAAACCCAACTCAACACCCTCTTTTTCCAAATAATGGGGTTAACGGGGACAGCGGGGTTAACGGGGATTTAGTCATCTAAAAAAGTCTCCAACAATGTGTACACCGCTGGCCTACCCCTGACATTATCGATGCGTTTCACATTCCATAACTTCTTCACCTTGGCAAAATCACCACCATAATTGGTAAGAATACGAAGCACTCTTTTACGGTTTCTACCATAAGTATCGCCCACATATTTAACCAACTCAGCCTGACGTAAACACCCCGCCTTAATTGCTGCATTAACCTCATCAATACCCTCCTGATCTTTGGCTTCCTGGATCAACGTATTGGTGTCGATGAACTCATCAGCAACCTTCATTCTACGAGCGTCATCAAACTCAAACGTAATTGGCTCAAACGCTCCACGGACCTTATCCGGTCTGGTCGACAACGATCTGAGCTTGGTGCCTTCATGAAATGGTTCAAGGTAGATCATATTGTCTACGTCGGACCGCAAATCACCCGTTCCCTCATAAATGGCATTACCATCAGCGTCCTTGTACTTGTTGGTATGGCACAAACAGATGACAGTGGCACCTTTAGAGGTCAATCGCCTTAAACTCTTGTAGAGGCTCTTAGATTTCCTCTTATCAATCATATCGGTCAACTTCTTCAGCGTATCAATAATGATCACGGTGTTCTTCAAATCTTCCAGTGGTGAGGAATACAGACTGCTCATTAGTTTATTAATGTTGGAGCCTTTCAAATCTGGTGTTACCCAACTAATACCCGCTTCAACAGCCTGTTGCCAATGCCGCTTGGACCCAACACCCGATATGTCCATATTGATATAGACAACGAGGTTGTCGCTGGCTAACTCTCTGGCAAGTTCCATAAACAATAAAGTCTTACCACCATTCGCTGGTGCCGGAAAAGCCGATAAGTGTCCTTTGATCACTAAATTCTCAACCAACCACACCGGTTCAGCGAACTGATCTATTTCTTCTTTGGTCAGACGATGCTCATCGAGCATCTCCATAAATGTACCGCTGACGTACTCACGCTCATGATCAAATGCCTCGTCAACTGCGACATCTTCTTCAATGTCACCGCCCCAACCCGCATCCCGTGCCATCTTCAAAATGGTTGGAAAACCAACATTACCTCTGCTGGGGTCATCGGTGAATGAGTTCCAACGCTGGGCGTGGTTACAGTTCAGATGCTCTGGATTGTCGGACTTGGAAGACCACTCAGCCCAAAGGCGTAAACCCTCAACAGCGCCAGCGTAAGCATTATGTATCGCCATACCGATAGCAATCCACTCATCGTGGTGCATTGATGGGTCTAACGCCGTTAGAGCGTCCTTAATAACCGTTTTTTCCTCATCAGTAGCCACACCTATACCCCAACCCGCCGATTCTTCCCTCACAACGCTCTCAGAGCGCCTTAGAGTGGCGTTTTGTTCGGATAGCCCTAACTCAGTGGCAAAAGCCTCAAACTGCCGTATAACATCCCCTGCTTGCGTTGACGATAACGTGTCGAGTAAGCACATGGGTACGTCACCGATGTCATTTCCAATGTAATGGTAGGGTTTACCTGTGGTAGCGTGGTTACCCCAGACCACTGCCTGTTGCCCTTTCCCTAATATCTCCACCTGGCACTTATTGCCATCAGCATCGGTGAATATCTTCGAGGCCATTTTGGTGAACGGTTGGTCCGTTCGGCATATAAATAGTGTTTTTGGAGCGTTGCCTACTCTTTCAAGGGATTGTGGGAACAGTGGCCTGAGATAGTCGACCATCAGTTTTGCGAGTTCCTCGTTGGGACAATCTACGTCAATACATGGACAGTTTGCGGTTAATAAGCCAATAGAAGCCAAGGGGTGGTCTTTGGCAGCCTTGAGCATCTTCTTGGTGGTGAAATTAGACCAATCGGAATTGATGGGTGCCTTGCCGTTGGGCTTAACTGGAATGATTTCATAGCCAAGTGCTAAAAGATCACGGTGATATTCAGCGTACATGGACTATCTCCTGGAATAAAAAAGCCCCGACTGAGCATAGTCGGGGTAAAGGCTGCCTGAGCGCTTGCCGAAAAAGGAGGTCACCACCATCGATGCGGGTACTACACACGAGGAGAAAGCGCATCGGGACGTATGGTGGTGACCATTTATTCAAATATGTCTGGGCGAAGATCGCGCCTACTGATGGCACCATCTGTTAATCTCTCAATTTCTACTGCCCGCTTAACCGGAACCTTTGCCTGATGGAACCACTGGTTCACCGCTTGAGGGGTGACATTGATGGCTTTAGCGAGTGAGCGTTGGGTAGGAAAGTATTTCTTTAATGTATTCATGCGCTCAGATTAAAATAGAACGGGATAATAATCAACATCTTCTTAACTTTTATTGAACTACCTTTCGTTGGCACACCTCATAAGGTAGGGGCAAAGTAACGCTTTATTCGCTTTACAGATGTGTTCACTGTAGTTATTAACTTACAATATAGAGCGCAACTGACTATTAACCGGAGAATTAAGAGTGATTAAACACGGT